AAAAAGAACCTAAAGAAAGAAATACAGCACCATGTATGCTTTTATTTTGTGAATTTGAACAGCAATTTAAATACATTGAATTGGGCAAGAAATACGGATTTAATCACTATATAAATTTAGTTTTTCGTAAAAAATTCTCAGCACAAGTTTTAAAAGCAAACATGAAAATTGTTGGGAATTGCGAATATGGTTTGCTGTTATATCGTGAGAAACTTCCAAAATTCAATAATGATGGTCAAATGATCTTCAATTGCTTTGAATGGTGCCAAGACAATACAACGCCTAAAATTCATCCAACGCAAAAACCAGTTGCACTTTTAGAACGTTTAATCCAAATTTTCACTGATGAAGGCGATGTTGTTATTGATCCATGTGCGGGTAGCGGATCAACGCTTTTAGCTGCTGCAAATACGAATAGAAAAGCGTATGGATTTGAAATAAAAAAAGAATTTTACAAAAAAGCAACTGAACAAGTTTTGAGATACAAACAGCCTAAATTATTTACATAAGATCACAACGCAAACACTATGAAACTAATACAGATTATCGAAAGAAATTGCAGTGATAAAATACAACCAAACATTGCAATTAATAAACGATATTTTGCAAAAAATATAGGACCACTTAAAGACGGCACAGAGCGCCTTTTAATTCGTGAAAACAAGAATAGCAAAGCACACAAAATAAATGCAAAGCGTTTCAAATGGCGTGAAGTTGAAGTCAAGCAAGTACAACAAAGTATTGAAAAAAAAGAAGTGCAAACACAGCAGGAAAAGCTTTCAAGTAAATTCTCTGTAAATGAGCTTGCACACCAAGTGATAATGCCTATTGTGATTTACAACATTGCGATAGTGTATGTTGAAAAGCTACTAAAGGAATTAGCAGAAAAGCGAATACCAGACACAATAAAGCTTTCACGTACAATGAAAATGCTCATTCAAGAGTGGAGAAACATGCTTGATAAACACCAAGATAAAGGCACTGTAAACTTGCTTGATGACGTGCTAGATGCTTTCATGTCTAGCTATTACAACGATGCAATAAAATTCTTTCATTCAGTGAATAACGCTATAAAGAGAGAGAATAGAGATTTTCCATACAAAGATGCTTCAACTTACGCTATAATAGCACTTCAAATACTCAACTATGCAAATAACTTCTTAAATGGCATTTCAAGTGAAGTTAAAGGAGTTATAAATGGGAAGAGAGACTATATCACTTCACCGCAAATGGATAAGCTGATGAGCTGTATAAAAGAGTGTGTAGATGCAGGAGCAGGCAATATCAAGATAGAAAAGATATTGCAGGATGAGTGTGTGAAACTCAATATTGGTGTGCTTCATAACTCACTTAAGAAAATAACATTTGAGGACTATTTAAATAATTAATATATTGCTTAAATAAGAAATTTAATGTATCTTTGTAAATATATAATATTAAATAGATTATTGATAAATGTATTAATTAAAAATTACTACTATGCTAGAGTTGAATATTGGTAAAAGTCTAAGTGAGATAATCGATGATGAAGAATTGCGCAAGCGTGTTAGCAAAATGTACCTCGATGGAAAACTAAAGCATTGCATTCTTAAGGATTTCACAACGATAAGCAAGCGTTTGTCTTGCGTTAATTCAGGTAGTCAAAAGCTCAAAATATGCTATAGTGTAGAGAGCTTAAAACCAAGCAAAATAGAGCTAGGTTGTGTAAAGCATCTAAACTATGATACTATTTCTATTTGCAGACATCCCGAAAGTGGAGGAATAATGACCGCTAGAATTGGTCATAAAATGATTAGCGTCTCAAAGCTCATTGAAAATGAATGTATGACAGAAGAAGAGTTTATACACTATATCTTTGGGTCATCAGATAAAAACATCTTTAATGGCATAATTGTGTATATGCGTGATGATTTTTTCTACTTCTAGAATAATTAATTAGTAGTAGATATAATAGTTTATATAATATAAGATAAAAATAAATGTTATACTAGTAATATATGGCATCAATTAATAAAGCTATAATACTTGGGTATGTTGGCGATGAGCCAAAAATTACCACAACGCCAGCGGGCAAAAAGGTTGCAAATTTAGCCATTGCTACAACTGAAAAAGGCTACACCTCACAAAGTGGTGTTGTTTACCCTGACAAAACAGAATGGCATAATATCACAATTTGGCAAAAGCAAGCAGAATTTGCCGAGAAGTTCATAAAAAAGGGAAGTCTAGTCTACGTTGAGGGCAAAATAAAAAACCGCTCATACACCAAAGACAATATCACTAGATATGCTACAGAGATAGAAGCAGAAACACTTCAATTACTCGATAGAAAGGTGGGAAGCAACGCAAATAATACCAACGCTGCAAGTGCTCAAGGGAACAAAAACGATGTACCATTTTAAGCTAAAAATAAAATGACACACGAAGAAGACCAAATACAAATTGCTTGCGTGAATTGGTTTAATCTGCAATATCCAAAGCTAGCCTTACTTCTTCACCATTCACCAAATGGAGGGAAGAGGACAAGATTTGAAGCTATTCAGTTTAAAAGAATGGGCACAAGAGCTGGTTTTCCTGATTTGATTTTGTGCTTTCCATCAAAAGACTACCACGCACTATTTGTTGAGCTTAAAACTGAAAAAGGAAGACAGCAACCATCACAAATAATGATGCAAAGAGCATTAGAGTGGGCAGGCTATAAATATGTTATTTGCCGTTCATTAGACGACTTTATGAAAGAAGTTCAGAGTTATTTCTGTTAAAAAATATTACAATATAGGAGAAGAGTGCTTTCAAAGTGCTCTTTTCTTATTTTTGCATAATATGTAATATTTATAACATGAAAGACACAAACTTTACAAAGATAATAATACTACCATTAGATGACATAGAAGTCAACGAGGGACAATTGGAGGGACTTCCATCAAACCCACGAAGTATAACACGTGAGAAGATGGAATTGCTTAAAACCAATATCACAGATTATCCCGAAATGCTCTCTTTGCGTAGCTTGCTCATTTATCCTATAGACGATAGCAAATACATCCTCATTGGTGGAAATATGCGCTATAGAGCTTTAAAAGAGCTAGGCTACACAGAAGCACCTTGCATAATTATACCAAAAGAGACGTCAATTGAACAACTCAAAGCTTATACCATCATCGATAATAACGGCTTTGGTAAATGGAGTTGGGATATGCTTGCAAATGAGTGGGATGAGCTTCAACTTGTAGAGTGGGGTGTTGACTTGCCGATAATTCCAACAGGTGAAGAACCAAACGCAAATGGAGAAATAGGCGATGAAAACAGCGGTACAGAAAAGCTCACTTTCACACTTGCTAAAGAACAAGCAGCGTTCATCAAAGCTCAACTTAAGATTGCTCAATGTGGAGATAGCGATACATTTGGCAATACCAACGATAGCGGAAATGCCTTATATTCAATTGTTAAGCAATGGGCAGAAATAAGTTAGACAATACCTAAAATTCCAAAAACACAATAAAAAGCAATGACTAAATTTAACAAAACGATAACAAAAGAGTGTGCAGATTGGGTAGAAGCACACGGTTTGATAGATTATGGAGGTGCGATGTTAAAAGACTTCTGTAAGCGTTTTTCTATTGACTATAAGACATTCTACCATTGGATGGAGAAGCCCGACTTTAAGAAAGCAGTAAACGAAGCCAAAGAGACGTTTAAAAAGCGTCTATCGCACGACCTTTCAGTATCGCTTGCAGAGGTGGCAAAAGGCTACTCGAGAGAGGAAACGGAGACAGAATATGTTCCAAATCCTAAAGATGCAAGTAAACCTGTAATAAAGAAGTTCAAAAAGAAGACTGTCTATTACCAACCAAATGTAGCAGCGGCTATCTTCTTGCTTACTAACATCGACTCCGACAACTACCAAAACAAACAACGTACAGATGTTGCAGTTAAGAAGTTAGAGGAGAAAGAGGAGATGAGCAAAGAAGAAATAGATAAAGAGATTGAACGACTAGACAAATTGATTTCGCAAGACTAAACTCATGACAGTAAAAGGAAAAGACACAACGGAAATTAAGCGAAAATTAATGGAGCTAAAGAAGCAACGACTAAAGCTTGAAGCACCATTAACTTTTTCGTGCTTTCTTGGCTATTCCAATTCAAAATATGAGCTTAAATGGTTTCATAAAGTCATTGCTGACTATTGTCAAATGCTTTTGGAGGGCAAGATTAAAAACCTTATGGTGTTCGTGCCCCCACAGCATGGTAAAAGTGAGATTATTTCACGTAATTTCCCAGCGTGGGCATTGGGTAAAAACCCTAACTTAAAGATAGTAGGTAGCTCTTACTCTGCAGATCTAGCAGAGCAATTCTCAAGAGCAATTCAGCGAACGATTGATACCAAAGAATACCAAGCTATATTCCCAAATACCTATCTCAATGGCTCGAACGTGAGAACCGATGTAAAAGGCTACTTGAGAAACGTTGATATTTTCGAGATTGTCAATCATAAAGGCTTTTACAAGGCTGTCGGTGTTGGTGGATCTTTAACAGGTACACCTGTCGACATTGCAATTATCGATGACCCTGTAAAGGATGCGTCAGAAGCCAACTCTACAACCTATCGTCAAAGAGTGTGGGATTGGTATAACACCGTGCTCACAACACGTTTACACAACGATTCTAAGCAGTTGTTTATCATGACGAGATGGCATGAAGATGATTTAGCAGGTAGGATTTTGAAAGCTGAACCGCAAGAGTGGACTGTGCTATCAATACCCGCTATATGCGAAGAAGACCACGATGGAGAGATTAACTCTCCAAGAAAGGTAGGAGAGGCTCTGTGGGAGGAAAGGCACTCTTTAGCAAAACTTACAAAGCAAAAAGGACGTGCCCCACGTGAGTTCTCTGCACTTTACCAGCAACATCCAACGATAGTAGGAGGTAATATTGTTAAGAGCAATTGGTTTGCGAGAATTTCAATGAATGAATTCATACGCTTACATCATTCAGAACCTGTAATATTCTTCATGGACACAGCTTATACCGAGAAGAGCAACAATGACCCAACGGGTATCATTGCAACGTGTAAGATTGGCAATGATTTATACATCATTCATGGTGAAAAGGTGAGAAAGGAATTCCCCGATTTAATCAGGTTTATTCCAAACTATGTGAAATCACATGGTTACACTGCAAAAAGCACCATAAGGATAGAACCAAAGGCTAACGGCTTGTCGGTAATTCAGCAACTCAAAGAAACAACAGGCTTAAATGTGACTAAAACACCAACACCAAAGGAGAGCAAAGAAACACGCCTTAACACGGCTTCACCAGCAGTTGAGTGTGGAAGAGTTGTATTAGTTGATGGAGCGTGGAATACTGACTTTATCGACGAGGTTTGCGGTTTCCCCTCAAAACCTCACGATGAGTATGTGGATATTCTTTGCTATGCTATTGATTATCACCTTAATAGCACGCATAAGCCGATAGATTTAGAACGATTATCAAATATTGCATTTTAAAATAAATTATACACTATGACTTTTGAAGAAATAATCAATAACGCATCTTCACCAAGTGAGATTGTAGTTGCGTTGCAAGAGAAAAACATAAGCCTACCACAATGGCATGGTAAGGATGGCTTAAAGACCGAATATGAGCCTAAAGAGCATCCTGTAATGAACAAATCCATTTATCCCGATATTGTGAAAGATGGAGATGTAGAAAGAGTAACTAGAGTAACGTTTGACTTGCAAAGATTAGCGGTAAAACGTATGACGGAGCTTTGTTGTGGAATACCCGTTAAGCGTATTTATAAGCCTGAAAATGACAAGCAAAAAGAAGTAGCAGCACTTCTTGAAGCTATCTATCAACGCAACAGAATAGACAGCGTCAATATTGAGCGTCTAAACATGCTTTTTGCTAGCTGTGAAGTTGCAACACTTTGGTATGCAACAGACACACCAAACAACCATTATGGGCGTCCAAGCGAGCTTAAATTGCGTTGTCGAAACTTCACGCCTATGAATGATGATGTTCTATTTCCTTTATTCGATGAATACGGAGATATGATTGCGATGTCAGTAGCCTATAGGCGCAAGGTTGGCAAGAAAACAGTAGATTTCTTTGACACTTACAGTGAGAAGCGACACATGAAGTTCTCTAATGCAAGTGGAGAGTGGGAGATAATAGAAGATGAAGAGATTACTTTGCTAAAGATACCAGCTGTTTATATGTATCGTTCAACGCCTATTTGGGAGGACACTTCCAAAATTGTTTATGAAATGGAATGGGCACTCTCACGCAATGGCAATTACTTACGCAAGAACAGCAAGCCTTTGTTTGTGGTATCTTCTGATGAAGATGTATCGTATGGCGGTGAAAAAAGTAGCATTAAAGAGTTTAGAGCAGTGTTACAATTGCCCAAAGAAGCTACTGCAAGCTATGTTACATGGACGCAAGCGGTTGATAACTTGAAGTTCTATATCAATGAGCTAAGAGCAATGTTTTTCACACAGTTGCAATTGCCCGATTGGAGTTATGAGAAAATGTCG